AAAGAGAAGAAAAGCGAGCGGTTTACTTACATTACACCGCAAGATGATTAGAGAAAAGAAACAGCTCAGTAGTATTTACCACCGAGCACCCCCAGCTCTGCGGAAGTGGGGGGTTCATCGACTAGTGACCTCGCAGAAGGGAGGTCATAGTCGAAAGCCATAATGTGGTCGATGTCAGGACCTGAGACCATAGAGAAAAGAGGTGCTTTATGGAAAAACAACTCAACAAACGGCCACCCAGGAAGAGAATACCGCTCACGCATAGCAGCATCAGTAAAGTGGAGGGTAGGCCAGTTGGAGTTGCGCTCAGGATGGTCAAGGTAGTACTGGGCAACAACTTCCTGTTCAATGAGAGTGTCACGAGGGAAGCGTGACTTGAGTTCCTCAATGAGCGGAAAGTGTGTCCCGGGGTACGAGCACAGACACAGGGCATGCACTGCTGCAGCAGCCCGAGGCCCAATAGGGCCGCGGCCAGGTAAATCACCGACGATGAGCCCACAGGCACGGAGAAAGACACCCAAATTAAGGACGGGTTGGTAATTACCGTGCACATCACGAACAGGTGAATGTTTGAGGAATTGCAATTCTTCAAACTTTGTGTGCTGCTTCACTGTGACAAGATACCCAGCACGTTGGGCGGCTTGCTGAATAAGGGCCACAGTGGCGCCGGGGGATTGGGAAATGGCAATCCCAATCAACATCACTGCCAAATTATTTACGACAGTGGTCAATACCGACCCTGAATACAAGACAGGCTGGCGAGGTAGGAGGTCGACGAAAGATCGACGATTAGCTACGGAACGCACACGAAGCTTGCCTTGCAACTGCTCCAGCAAAAAGGTGAGTTCGACATGCAAATGCTGCGGCACCCACAAATAAAGGAGCTCAAAAAGGACCAACCCATGTGACTTGTCACATGAGCTAATGTCAAGGTCGTAATACACCACAGTACTTCCATCATAGTACGCCAGACATGCATCATCAGAGAAGAGTACAACGGTCCAAGTGGAACGCGGGTACTGCAAAATGCCAAAGGCTCTGAGTAAATTCTGATACGATGCAGTTGGACAATACCACATAAACAACTGTGGTGTGTCATAGGGGAAATCATGCATGGTGATCTTCATGGCGTTGGCAAGCCAAGCACCAATCATTGATGCGTCGACACCGAGGTCGGCGACACACCGTGGAACCTTCCCCCACTTAGCAACCTCCACCTTAAGGGAGAGTTCAACCCTCCCCAACCTAAGGCGGTTGCCGTAAATCCCCTCACCAGAACGGCACATGCGGAAAAATGCCTCACGACGGAGGGCACGTTTTGGATGTGGATCGTCAAAGTGCTGCCGTTCTTCTGCCAAGGCGCCACCATAGTGTGGCCATGCAATACGAATTGCACGGTCAGCGTACATTGCGAGAAGCGGGCGATGTGTTTGGATGAAAATTGCCTGCAACTGGAAAAGACGCTCACACAACCCGAAATAAAATGGCTCCCGAACAGAGGTGAGTCGTGTAAGGCCAAGCGCCACACTGTGGTCATCACGTCGCCACACAACGGTGCGCGCGGAGACACAAGGCCCAAACATGGTCTGATAGAACGAGTGGACTTTGGGCGGAGGTGGTGGTAGGCTCATCTCAATCCAGCCGTCTGACTTGACATAATCCGCATCTTGGGGAGAGACACGGACAATGTCAAAGCGGTCATTGAACCGAAAGAGCTTGTCAACAGTGCAACCTTGTGGCCTCAACCTCACAGGCCCACACCACCCTTCAAGGCCTTGGCAGATGTGGGCCCGGAGACGTTTAAAATCACTTCGACTCCGGCTGACATACGCAGCCGATGGAATGAGAGCTGACGCACATTGATAATCAGTGCTTCGCTCTCTGATATGATCTTTTCAACACGCCCCCAGGTGTAACGGTTGGATAAGTTGGCACGCATGGCAGCGAGATGTGGCCAGGTTGCGCACAGGGCCCGCACTTGCGCTGGTGCAGATGTGGCATCTGCGTTCCACCAGGCGTAGGCATTGTGCTCAAGGAGATACCGGACGAGCTCAGTGCACACATCTGCGAAATGATATACGACGTACCCTGCAGCGTCGATGGGAGTGGCAATAAGCTTGTCCGGTGCGCGACTCCACCGGCCAAAGAGTAAGCCCATAGTACGTGTGTGCACGTCATGAACTGCAAACTCCGTCTCCACGCCCCCCATGTTGAAATGCTCACTGCGACCGACTTGAGTGGTAATGAC